GAGCGACCTTCACCCTGTGGGTTCCTGCCATTAATAGTGGCTGGTCCATCAGACTGGTTTGCAGATCTTTCCGCATCTCTTGTTCTATTCTGCCTAGTGTTAGCATTAGCATCAGCAGCCTGTCTTGCAGTTAGTTCTACTGGTGTGTCACCGCCATCACGAGGAGGTAGTCCAAGTAAGTCTCTAGCCTCATTAGGCACCATGATCTTATTACGAACATAACGCTCTAGAATTTGAGACTGAGCAATTTCATCAGTTAGCGTCAACTCATTAAATTGTAGTTCAAGGATATCTGTCTCCTCACGAACCATTCTATTAATAAGTTTTTCCAGTTCATCCTGGGCTGGTCTTGCAACCTGCTCTTTGAATGTTCTGTCCTGTGCAATAGCAGCAGCCACAGCAGCAGCATCTGATCCACCTAACTTAGTGATTGGTACCTGATGTGCAATCAGAATATCTTCTCTATTACGAATACGATACTGATTAAATGATGCTTCCTGTACACCATTCTCAATCGGCTGCATATTAAACTCTACCTTGTTTTGGTCATTATCTCCAGGAAGAGGAATGTATAGAGTTCTGTGGCTTTGTCCACGTAGACCAGTTTGCAGGAATCTAAATAGTTTATCCTCTGCATCACCAGATAGTTTTGCACCCTTTAGAGTAACAATATATCTTGGTGTTGCCTTGTTGGCAAAGTAATCAATGTTGTATTGTGATGCAAGTTGGTCTCCTTGAAGAGATGTAATTGCAGACATGATATCTGGTACACCATAAAAAGTATTTAGTGGTGAGTACTTCTTAATATGGATAATCTCATTTGGACGTGGATCATCAGTTACTGGATTTGCATTCTTTGCCCCGAAATTTCTGAAGTAAACGACCTTGTGACCAATAATCTGAACATATCCGTCACGAAGTCTACGCACACGCATAGTGGTAGCAGGAATATGACCAACATATCCGATCTTGCCATTTACGGTTCTACCGATTTCGATATATCCATTTCCAATAGCCTCAACGTCAGTATAAACCTTTTTCATTGTGCTGGTAAATGACTCATCATCATTTAGGCTTTCAAGCCAGTCACGCATTTCAACCTTTAGTCGCTCTACTCTGCGTCTTGCCTTATCTCTTGCTGAATCATTGTCATTTCCATCAATGATCATTTGTGCACGAGATGTTAATACAAATTCATAGCCAAGCCCAACAATGTTGTCTACCTTTGCATCAATGGCTGAGTGGTTGGCAAAAGATGTGTCGTAGTAGTTTGCCAGTTCATAAACATTCCATGGTGGAGTGATGACGTCAAACATGCCATAGCCATTGTGATATACAGTACCTGGATTAATCTCTTTTGATCTTGCACCATCCTGACCAACATTGGTGGCTAGGGCACTATCTAAGTATTGCTGGCTAGCATCAGCCTTAGCCATTCTTGTAGCACGACGCTTGAAGTTAGCATTTAGTCCAGACAGAGACTTAATCTGATCCCAGTTTTTATTAAATGGGTCTTGTCTCTTAAAGGAGTCTTCGTTAACTACAGGTTCATCAATTCTGGCACCAAGAAGGTACTCAAATCCATCATTACTCATCGCCACTACCGTACTTATCATATGTCTGCTTTGCTGCAGCCCAGGCACCAAAGTCATTCTGGGATGGGATAAGTCCTTCCTTCATTCTGTCAACCTGCTCGCTATACTCTTCATCGGTAATTCTGCTTAGGCCACCAAAGAACACAGCCTTGCCATTTGGCTCACCATAGTGGGCTGCTGCCTGACGTAGTTCTGCCATTCTAGAGATGTCTCCACGTCTAGATGGAATATTTAGGATATTTCCATTACCATCAGTAAACCACTTACCGTTTTCTCTTTGCCAGACGTAAACGCCCCAATCGAGTTTATTATCTACAATTTGTACCTTGGACTTGCCAAGTTGACCAGGTTTTTCTAGTTTCATAACCACAAGTATACCATATTATACGGCATCAAGTACTTGGGATTGCCACGATACGTTCTGATAGATGTTATATTGGTACGAGTTTAGGCTAAATATGTTTGTATCCATGGTGTCTGACTTTACATCATCAATAATAATCTTATTAGTACCAGTATATATCTGGTAAATGTTCTCTGGGCTTACGCCATAATAACTGGTAGAGGACAGAATCAATACCCCATTCCAGTTGTAGGAAGTATCCCAGAACTCCCAGTCTAGGGTAATTGGGCCAACACGCTTAACAGCAAACCATGGCCTAATAGATACCTGCTGAACTTCCTGCAGGTTAGTAGATTGATAGTGAGAGACATTATTGATCAATAGTGGGCCATTAATTCTAATTCCACCAAGATAATTACCAAAATCTAGAGTACTAGCAAAAGATATTCCAATAACATTCCACTCTTTTACGGTAATGACTGGCTCTTTAACTAGCCTTCCATTTAGATAGAATCCGATTCCATTCTCCAACTGACCAGTATTTGAATTAATAGCATATAGTTTAGCCCTCTGCCCATCTGGGTGTATAGACTTCAAGAAAAACTTAATGTATGCATTTTTAGACTGAACTTCAAATACCTGCATAGGTGCATATGGGAAGAAGTCTTCGTCATATCTTGCAAAAGCCTGCATTGCAATAACCTTATAGTCAGGAGATAGGGAATTATTAATTGGAATAGATAGTCCACGGTTAATCATTGGATCAAACTGTCCAACATTTTTGATTCCGCTATTTCTTGTAAGATATAGATATGGAGTACTTCCCTTATATATCAAGAATGGGTTTTCGCTCTTGTAGTCATAATAGACACCGTTCTTTTTGTACGGATAAATAGGAATACCAAACTTAGTGCCAATAGTATTTGGAGAACTCTGGCTTAGCGACTGAGATGCATACTGAAGAGATCTAACCTTAACGGGCTTCTTAATTAGTTTGTCTACATTAAATTCTATGTGAGTTACGATAGCAATATCATTAAAATCAACACCAGTTGGTGGATAGATAATCATACCGTCAACTACTTCATATTTTGTATTTACCCACTCTGATCCTGGCTTTACAACCCTATCTTTTGGTGCAGACTGCTTATTTACAAAGTATCCGTCCACAGCATTAGCACCAGATTCTAGATACTGGAATGTGATATATGTCTTTACCTCTGAGTTCGATGTATCAAACTTATAAGATTTTGAGGACCTATTCTTTAAATCCTGATATGTATCAAACCCTGTAAACAGATGATTATCTAAAGATTCGTATGTTCTTTGGATTGGATTCGAGTACTCTGCGTTTAGTTCTTGATATGTCCAATTGCCAGTAGAAGACTCTTCCTGAACAAATCTTGATGGTGCTGGATAGTTTATATTAAACTGAATAAAGTCTAAATCATACATTGAGTCACCTCTGGTATCTTCAACATATTTAGCAAAATATGAAAGTGGGATATAGTCCTCCCAATATGAATCAATAGCGATATCTAGAGAATACTTGTTTAAATATTGGTGAGATACTAATGTATAACTTGCTATATGCTCTGTTAGTTTAGCAGTTGAGTACTCCCATGGGTATATCCCGCCATCCATAGTGCTATCCCAACTAGTTGTAAGGGCAGAACCAGCATCAGAGTCAATCTGCTGACCATATTGTAAGAATACGTTTTCGTAGTCAATGGTTGCACCGTTTATACTAAAGAGATCTTGTACCTTAGACAAGTTTCTTGCAGTACAGAAACCAACTTTATAAATATTTCCAGTAAATGTTTTTTCAAATGACTTAGAGCCACCGACATATACTCTTAGTTGACTCTTATTGCCAAAGAATGACGCTACACGTCCACCAAAATATTCAGAGAATCTATCGATGTGTAGACCTACAGCAAACTGATCGCCAACAAGATCATCTCCAAGCCAGTCTGCTGCATAAGCCTCATAAACTGTATACTCTGCCTGTCCATACTTAAGTTTATAAGATAAAGTTAAGTTAGATACACTAATAGTAAAGTAATCTCCCGTTATCTCATTTTCAATCCTAAATAATATCTGCTCTGATGTCGCTGGGGATTTTAATTTAAAGATTCCATAAAAAGCCTTTGTTTCTTGGTTAAGTAAATTGAAACTATCAAAGTAAATGTATCCGTTTGTATTGCTCCATAGGTTGCTTGGCTTTAAAGATATAAAGTTTTCAAGTTCATTCTGTCCAGCACCAAGATCATCCATCCAGTCTTCATATAACTTATTATCAAATACTACTGATGGCAATGAATAAGATGGAACCGACAGTATGTTTCGTTCTGTAGACAAGTTTTCAACTATGCCCTGGCCCCAGGAGCCAAGATCTGGGTAACTATAGTTGTTTGTATAATTAGCGAATGCGTAATCAATTGCAGTAGATGTTCCGCTATATGCAGTATTAATATTCTCTGGAAACTCTACTGCCTGTCCATATACCCACCTACGCTTAGCC